ATAAATGTGTATCTTTTGCACTAACTATTTTAAATATCCAAGTTCCCGCATTACTAACTTTTATACCACTATCTTTACCTCTAGATTGAAACTCAACATATACATTGCCCGTTTTGTGTGCCATTCTATCTGTTTTTAATTCATATTTTTCAAGAGATTTCATTACAAGTTTTTCATGTTTTTTACCATAAGATAAATCTTTTGAAAATTGTGTTACAGAAAAATCATTTTGTTTTAATTTATTTATATTAGTGCTTTTATTTTCTTTTACTTGCGTTTTCATTAATTTAACTTACGTTTTTTTGTTTTCATTACTTCCGCCATATCTACTGTTTTATCTACAGGTTCATCACCATCTAATTTTGCTAATGCATCAACACCCTTATCAAATACTGAACTAGGGTCTGTTAATGCCATGTTTACCATACCATGAGCTATAGTTAAAGCTATGCCTGTTTCTTCTGTAAAAGGCACCATTTTAGGTTCTGTAATAACAATACCAAAACCTCCTTCTGCAGGATAAACAGTTATTGTTATATTGTTATCCATACTAAATACACCATTATCTTTCATTTTGTTTTCCTATTAAATTAAAAAAATGTGTAGCATCAACAATAACTAATGGCTGAAACTTGTTCATTTTAATTACAGCAATCGGCACATCCGATGCTTTTGCATTACTTTGTGCTTGGTTAATAATATCATATATACCTTTAAATGTTTCTTTATTTTTACACTCAAAAGAATAAGGTATTAATTTTTTAGCAGGATTAGAAAGTTTAATATCTTCTCCTGTTTCTCCCATTATAGCACAACTTATATCATTATTATCTAATGTCGTAAATATAGATAATAAAGTATCTCTTACCCAATTCTGTAGTCTTCTACCTTTAGCTTTACGACTACTCGTTCTCATCATCTATTCTTGGATTATTAAGCTGTGTATACCAAACCCATTTTGGATTTTTACTTTTAGATTGTTGCTGTGGTAAATACTGTATTTGGTTACCCCAACAAGGTTTTTTATATGGGCAAAAACTGCACTCTCTACTCAACACTCTATTACCTGTTGGTTTTTTATAAAAAACTTCTTCTACATCAGTAAAACATCTTTTAAATTCTTTATTAGACTCAAGAGCAGTTATGTTTTCTTTTGCTTTATTAATTACTTCTTGTTTTGAAGAATCTTCTGGTGGAACTTCTGTTGTACACCATTCTCCTGTAGATTTATTTATAACAATCCAACCACCAAAATCTGATTTAGCACCTTCTCCATACATGTAACCTTGAGCTAAATATCCAAAAGGGTCATCATTTTTTAATGCATCAAAACCCCCATTTTCTCCAAATTTATTTTCAAAAGAATAAGGTGAAGCACTTTTTATATCATATATTTTATCACCTATTTTTACATCCATTGTACCATTAATATATTTATCATCAAATTTATATTGTACTTTTTTTTGTATATCTTTTACTTCTACACCAGAAGCTTTCATAATAATTATAGCCGCCGCTTCTATTAAATCCCCAAATAAATTACGCATTTTTGCATTGTAAGGCATCGCTTCTGCTTCAGCACCACTTTGTTCCATTTGTAATTGGCACAATGGTTTACCCACATTTGACATTCTATATCTAAATTTAGTTTCTCTTTCTTCAGTAAATTGTTTTTTAAATGCATCTTTACAAGCGTTTGCAAATTCTTCTATTAGGTCATCAGAAACTTCAACGGAGGCTTTATTGGCCTCCGCTAAAAACATTTGTACACGATTTATTATAAAATCTGACACTAAGATGCTAGTGCCTCTTCTGGTGATATATCTTTCATGACTTGTTCAGAATCTTTATCATTAACGACTGGTTTAGATTTTTGTGCTTGTTTCCAAGACTCAACAACTTTTTTATTTTCTTCGTTAATAGTTTCAGCAAACAACTCCATAGTAGATAAATCTTTTTTACTAAATTCAACCACCTTGTCATCTATAGAAATATCAGTCATGTAATATACATTAGTTCCATGCTTTTTTCTCTTTGTTGACAAAAGAAGATTCGTGTTTTGAATAAGTTTACCACGATTTTTGATACTTTTTATAGACTCATTTACAGGCCTAAAGTTCATACCAGTTATACGCCAAAGACAAGGTAAGTCTTCTACATTTACCTCTTCCCCTGCACCAGTAACAGCATGCATATTTAATAATCCATATGCTAGTGTATAACATTTGATATTTTTTTGCTTTGCCGCTTCTTCATTGGTTAAAGTTTCTAGTTCTTTAAATGGAACTTTACCACATTTTGTACCTCCTAACATGTCTAAAGCCTCATCTTTCCATGATTTAAAAATTACAGAAAAATTAGGGTATGTATTTGTGTCGGGGTCATACTGTAAATATTGATAACCTCTTATAAAGGGTCTAAATAATACAGGGCCATTTCCCTTTTTACTATAAACTTTTTGTTCAGATACAGTGTCATAAATTGAGTATGTTCCCACCTCTAATTTATTTCCATCATCATCTTCACCAACTCTATTTATAGCAAGTTTTGGTAGTACTAATGAGCCAGAACCAGAGTCATCTTCTTGACCTGTTAGCCTCATTATTTCTTCCTTTGACAAGGAATCATATTTTTGTAGTTCAGTCATATATATACCTCCAAGTATATTTATTTATAATTATTTGTAACATATTGACACTCACTGTCAATGTTATTCTACAACTTCTAAGTTTAACCAATCATAACCTATCTTAACCTCAGTTTCCAATGGCACATTAAAGTCAATATCGTATGTATCTTTTAAAGATTTTATAACATTTGAAGCCCCCTCTCTCATAAGACGCACCATAGTAATCTCCTCATCTGGGTGTATATCTACCACAACAGAGTCATGAACTGTATTTATTAACATACTTTTTAAATTATGTTTATCCACAAGTTCCTGTATATTTATACAAGCAAGAGGAACTATATCTGCAGTAGCAAATCCTTGCACAGGATAATTTTTTATCTGTGTAGAGAAACTAGTGCCTCCCCAGGGCATTCTTTCTACAGATGGGAACTCGTATTGTCTACCAGTTGGTAGGGTAATCATTTTATATTTTAATGCTTCATTTTGTAGTTTTTCATGCCATGTAGTTATACCTTTATATTTATCTTTAAATGCATCATAATATCTCTTTTCATCATCAGTTCCAGACATACCTCCATACAAAGGTTTGAATGTATGCCCTTTGGCTTGTTGTCTAGATACCCCTATGACATCAGCAGTATATTGGTGCACATCTACGCCATTTTCTATATCTTTCATACCTTGCTCGTCTTGTGCTAGAAATACTGCTGTACGAAACTCTAACTGTGCAAAATCAATTTCCGCTACTTTACCTTTCTCAAATCGAGATGTTATTACTTTTCGTATAGGGAACGTTCCGCCTCGTGGCTGATTTTGGAAGTTAGGGTCACGACTAGACAACCTGCCTGTTCTAGTAATACATTGCATAAAGTTAGGATATAAAAAACTATCCTGCTTTACATGTTTTTTTATACCATCTACAAATGTAGACAAGTATGTTTCCAATGCATTATATCTTGTTATCTTACTAACAAAATTATTTAAGTCTTCACTTTGTGAAGCTAATCTTTGTAATGTAATTCTATCTGTTTTAAATCCACCTTCAGATGCGTCAGATACAAACTGGGCTTTTGCACCAAACCCTGCACGCTCACTTGTATTAGAATAAGTTACACCCTCTGATTTACATACTGGGCACTTTGACATGTTTTTATATTTATCACCATTTACTTTATACTTTTGTATATAACCTTTACCACCACACTCTGAACATTGTTTTGCTTTTGTTTTATAAATAGGAACTAAATACATCATACAAGTTTTTGTAAACTCATGCTTTCCCATTCTAGGTCTTTTCTTTGGTTTCTTTGTGTATTTATCTATTCCTATATTAAACTCTGCTATCCAGCCTTTCTTGTCTAACAGTTTGCTACCATAAATTAACATAGATAACTGCTCTGGACTGGCAGGATTAATTTTAGTATCACCCATCTTATCATGTATTATTTTATCTATCTCAACCCTTAACTTATCATGCTCTAATTGAAATTCTTTTTCAACTTCATCTAATTTAGTTGTATCTATTTTTATACCATTGTTTTCCATCTTAGTAAGTATAACACAAAATTGACACATAATTCTCACAGTGTTTAATAATACTTTGTTTTTTGGTAATTTAAAATCTTTCATATGAGATTGAAATAATGCTTTTGTAGCTATTATATCTTGCCTACCATATTCATCTACAATTCTCATAGGTATGTTTTCAAATGAAACATCTCGTTCTAAGTATTGTTCAGTTATATCAGACTTTTGACTGACACCTCGTCTATTACAACAATCTTTTAATTTTAAACTTTGTTTACGCCCACGACCTAAAACATATTCACCAATCATAGTATCATATACTTTACCAGTATATTTAAAACCTGCTTCCCATAGCCATAGCAAATCAAATTTTATATTGTGTCCAACAAGCAATGTAGTTTTATCTAAAATATCTTGCACTTCTTTTTTGTACAATGGCCCATTGTATTCTGAATGTTTAAAAAAGAAATACTCTTCGTTTATACCAATACTAACAATAAAATTGTCTGGATGTTTTGGTGAAGGGTCTTTCTTACCATCAATAACTTGGTAGGATGTTTCTATGTCAAATACTGTAATCAATCTATGTACCTCGATAATTCTGGGATAATCTTGCAAGTCATCTTACCATGATACCCTGTTATTTTATTTTTACTAACTGCAACACTTCGTAAGTCTTGGTCTAATTCTAAATTATTACTAAAACCTACACCAATAATTACATCAGCTTCTGCCGCTTTACCCGTCTTACTATTCTCCATCATATCAAATGTCAAGTCAAGTCTACCAGATGCATCAGCAGACGCTTGGGATATACCTACGACAGCACAACTTCTTCTTTTAGCAATCTCTCTTGCACCAGTATATATTGCCCTAAGTTTTTCATCAGTTCGTGCAAATGTTCCTGAAACATGAACTTTATCTAATTGGTCTATTATTAATACATTTGGTTTTTCTTTTGCAACATAAGAATCTATTTTATCTAATGACCAATCTACTGTATCTAATATTCTTAAATTATCTTTTATTATTGTCCAAGATTCTTTTGTTTTTGTAGGGTTATCTTTTATTTCTGCAAAAGTCATTCCTGTATGTGCATTTACTAATCTCATTTGAGTTCGTATAGCAGGTTCTTCATTAATAAGAGCACATACTTTAGCCCCTTGAGAAGCAAAACCGCCTTGACCTGCGACCATATTAACCCAAAATGCGGTCTTGCCACTCTCTGGTCTGGCAAAGATAATTAAAAAATTACCATCACCAATCCCGTTTACTTTATCTCGTAATCCAGATAAATTAAATTTCCATCTTGTATTATCTTTTAATGCATCAATTAGCAAATGTATATCATCTGTAACATTCTCATACTCTTCTTTGTTAACGCCATTTGATTCATCTATCAATGTTTGTATATCATTAAAAGTTGTTTCATTTGTATTGTTGTACATTTCAGTTGCCATAACCGCAATTCTTTTTGCAATAGACTGCTTATGTAATGCTTCTAATATAGTTGTAGCTATTTTTTTATTTGGTTTTTGTTCTCTTACTTCTTCTAATAAATCCTCAAAATTATCTTTGGCAACTCTTGTAAGTGCAGGGTTGTATACCTCTGTATGTAATGTAGCAATCTCATCAACAGTTAAACTCTTATCAGAATTTTCATGTGCTTTAGTTATTGTTTCATATAATGTTCCTGTGCCATTAGTAAACATTGTTTTAGATACTCTACCTTTATTTTCTTCATAAAAATCTTTATCTAATAATAAATGTATAAGTTGTTTTTCAATCATGTTGCTCGCAGTTGTTTTAGTATTTCTTTCATTAATTTTGTTTTAGTTTTATCTTTCCAATGTTGTATATAAAACTTTGCACTCTTTTTGTCAAGCCTACAAGAAGCAGTGCTAAGTGGCCATGTTCGTAAATATCCTAAGTATGCTCTACAAGACATCATATACATTGGTATTTCTTTTCTTTTTAATTTTAATTTTTTATACTCCCCATTGTATGCGTATACACAATGAAAGTATTTTTGTTTTTCTAAAACAAACCAAGGATATGTCCCACAATCAATTAACTTCCAGGTCATTGACTCATAACAGAAAAATCTTGACCAGTTTGATAATACTCTGTTCCTTTACAATTATTACAAATTCTATTGTGAATACCTTCACTTAAAAATGGTTTATTACACATCATGCAATCTCTTTTTTTCTTTTTTTTAGTAGGTACCCTGTTAGCAATTAATTTGTCTGGGCCTCTACGATATGTTCTTTTTAACATTTTTCACCTTCTTTAATTCTTCTTTCCAACCAATTTCAAATACTTTAAATAACAATTTTATTTTAAGTTTTGTAACAGGTTGTTTTTTTAAATTAACATATAAAAATTGAATCAATGCGTCAATATATATTTTATTAAACATTATTACATTTCTCCTTGTCTTTTACTTTACTACAGTAAAACTCTTTAGATTTTTCTTTTAATGTTTTTTGTTTTTTTAATATTTTCTTTTTCTTTTTTGGGTTAGGGTCATCTTCTAAAATTATGTCAACAGCTTTAACTGTTTCTTTTGCTACCATAAAAGCACAACCACTATTAAATAATAATGCTAATATTAATATAATTTTATACATTTAATACTCCTTTTATTTGATTACTTCCATAATATTTTAAATCATCATCAAGTATTTTTACTTGAGTGTCTACATAGTATCTTAACTGATTACTTATGTCAAACGCTTTGGTTGTTGCATCCCTATCAAGTGC